GGGTTCATTAGTTTGGACACCGACGAGAAAGATGATTTGCAGTACAAGTACAGACGGAAGGCGGCATACTACTAATGTTTAAATTCATAAAGCGGTGGTGGAAAGTTAAAAAAATGTCCCGCGCTATCTGGCGTCAGGTTAAAATCGAGCAAACTTGTACTTTTATGTATGTAGCTGAACCTGTTGAGCGCGTACACGAGTGCTTAAAAGAATTTGGGCTTACGGATAAAGATATGCAGGCAAAATGTATGTCGTCTTTACCACCAGCGCGAAACAATAATGTAATTAAGGAAGACATAACATGCCAGTAGATAAAGGTTTATACCAAGCGCCGAAAGGCCTAGAACAACTGACTCAGAACGAGCCAGATATTGAAATCGAAATTGAAGACCCAGAAGCGGTTCATATTAACGGTGATGGCTTTGAGCTAGATATCGAAAAAATGGACGAAGTTGACGGTAGCGAAGAGTTCAATATGAACTTAGCCGAAGAACTTGATGCTGGCGCCCTTGAAACGATTGCCGGTGATCTGGCCTCTGACATCGAAAACGATTTGGCTTCCCGCAAAGACTGGGAGCAGATGTACAAAGACGGTATTACATTGCTTGGTCTGAAGTTTGAAGAACGCGTAGAACCTTGGGATGGCGCTTGTGGTGTATTCCACCCAATGATTACAGAAGCCGTAGTTCGTTTCCAATCAGAAACAATTATGGAGACTTTCCCTGCTAAGGGCCCAGTCCGTACACAGATTATCGGTAAAGAGACCCGCGAAAAGATGGAAGCGGCACAGCGTGTAGAAGCTGACATGAATTACCAGCTTACAGAAAAGATGCCTGAGTTCAGGAATGAGCACGAGCGTATGCTGTGGAATCTGCCATCTGCAGGTTCTGCGTTTAAAAAGGTGTACTTTGATCCGTCTATTGACCGTCAGGTTTCAATGTTTATTCCGGCAGAAGATATCATTTTGCCATATGGAGCTAGCGAAATTGCCTCTTGCCACCGCGTTACACACCGTATGCGCAAGACTAAGCAGGACTTGATCAAGCTACAGCGCGCTGGCTTTTACACCGATGTTGAGCTTGGGGAGCCACAAAAGTTCCGTACCGAGATTCAAGAGAAGAAAGATAAAGAAACTGGCTTTACTGCTAGCTACGATGATCGCTTTGAGCTGTACGAAGTACATGCTGATTTAGATTTACCTGGTTTTGAAGATAAGGACGATAGTGGTGAAGAAACAGGAATTGCTCTCCCGTATGTGGTTACAATGGTACGCGGCACGAATCAGGTTTTGGCGGTTCGTAGAAACTGGAAAGAAGAAGATCCGCTGCGTCTTAAACGCCAGCACTTTGTCCACTACCAATATATTCCTGGTTATGGCGCTTACGGTTTCGGCCTTTTCCATCTTGTTGGCGGTTTTGCTAAATCAGCCACTTCCATCCTGCGACAGCTTGTCGATGCCGGAACCCTATCGAATCTGCCGGGTGGTTTAAAATCCCGTGGTCTTCGCATTAAAGGTGATGACACTCCAATTGCTCCAGGTGAATTCCGTGACGTAGATGTTGGTTCAGGAACTATTCGCGACAACATCCTACCACTTCCATACAAAGAACCCTCTGCAGTTTTAGCTGGTTTAATGGACAAAATCATTGAGGAAGGCCGCCGCTTTGCAGCTACTTCGGATATGCAGGTATCTGACATGTCGGCTAATGCCCCTGTTGGAACTACACTAGCGATTCTCGAAAGAACCTTAAAAGTCATGTCAGCTGTTCAGGCGCGAGTGCATTATGCGCTGCGTCAAGAATTAAAACTAATTGCCGGTATTATTCGGGATTACACAGACGATGACTATACCTACGAGCCAGAACATGGCGACATGCAGGTTAAAAAATCTGATTACAAACACGTAGACATCCTACCAGTATCAGATCCAAACGCGGCCACACTATCTCAGCGTGTTGTCCAGTACCAGGCAGTTATTCAATTAGCCCAGTCAGCTCCACAGATTTACAACTTACCAGAACTTCATCGCCAGATGCTAGACGTGCTTGGCATTAAGAACGCTGACAAACTTGTGCCATTGGATGATGACCAGAAACCGAAAGACCCAGTAACAGAAAACATGGCTGCTCTAAAAGGCAAGCCAATGAAAGCGTTTATGTTCCAGGATCACCAGGCCCATATTCAGGTACACCAGATGGCTATGCAAGACCCAATCGTTCAACAACTTGTTGGGCAAAACCCACAGGCGCAAGCAATTATGGGCGCAATGCAGGCTCATATAGCAGAACACGTTGGGTATGCATACCGTCAGAAGATCGAAGAGGCTATGGGCGCATCACTCCCATCACCGAAAGAAGAGCTTTCACCAGATTTGGAAGTTGAATTGTCTCGTTTGATTGCCCAAGCAGCTCCGCAAGTACTGGCTCAATCTCAAGCTATGGCTGCTCAACAGCAAGCCCAGCAAAATGCGAAAGATCCTGTAATGCAAGCTGAGTTAATTGACCAGCAAGTTAAGCAGGGCGAGCTGGAGCGTAAGAAGGCTAAAGACCAAACCGATGCACAGTTTAAACAACAAGAGCTCGCACTTAAAGCGCAGGAGCTTCAGTCCAAGAAAGTACAGGCTGGGGTCGATACCGCCACAACATTTATCAATAATCAGCAGCAACACCAAGCTAATAAACGCCAGACATTGACTAGCGGGGCCTTGCAATTAGCCCAACTAGCTCAGCAAGATAAAGAGCACAGGCTTAATACAGCAGTAACCCTAAACCAACAGCAACAAACACCTAAGGAGAGTAAAACCAAATGATGGATCTACTAACGGCTGATTTCATAGCCGCAATGCGTGACAAGTTGCGCACAGATATGAATAACTACACTGACGATTTGGCAAACGGGCAGTGTACAAGTTTTGAGCAGTACAGAGAGCTCTGCGGTGTAATTCGAGGCCTAGCATTTGCAGAGCGCCATTTATTCGACCTCGCTGACAATATGAAAGAAGACAACGATGAGTGAAACCATCGCTTTGCCCCCACAAGGGTTTGTATTACCGGATGGCAGTATGCATTCGCTTGACGCAGTAGACGTAGAAGTAAATGAAGTAGCTGAGCCAACACCCGAAGAAATCCAGGTGCAAATGGCCCGCCAGCTACCTGAACCACGTGGTTGGAGAATGCTGTGTTCGCTGGTTACAGCCACAGACCAATACGATAGCGGCATTGTTAAGGCTGATGAGACTAAGAAGATTGAGGAGCTAACTTCCCCAGTTTTATTTGTTTTGAAGCTAGGCGATCTAGCCTATAAAGATGAAGCTAAATTTCCAACAGGTGCTTGGTGTAAAGAGGGTGATTTTGTTATTACCCGCCCTTATACAGGTACTAGGATCATGATTTACGGAAAAGAGTTTCGTGTTATTTATGACGACCAAGTAGAAGCAGTTGTCGAGGACCCGAGGGGGATCGCGCGTGCGTAATAGAACCGAATATCTTAGAGCTTGGAGAGCAGCAAACCCCGAAAAGGTTAAAGCGGCTAAACGAAAGTATTACTCTTCTGAAAAAGGTAAAGCACAAAAACGGAAGGAAGACGCAGCCTATGTAGCAGCTGGCGGTCGAGCTAAAGCAGAATTACGTAGAAGTGCTAAGCCGCTTTCTGAAACTAGAAAACAAGCAAAACTTAGATACCAGCTAGTTCGCCGTAGTTTTGAAAAAAATTTAGCAGAGCTTGATAGGCTAGTTCTTACTGAAGCGGTAGATCTTATGCGTAAGCGAAGTGCTATTACGGGCTTTTCTTGGCATGTAGATCATATTGTTCCGGTATCAAAAGGCGGAACAAGTAGTGCTAATAACCTGCAAGTTGTACCGGCTTTATGGAATCGCAAGAAATCCAACGCGCACACCGAACGCTTTTTCGGTGCTTAAAATAAGGAGCAATTATGGTTTACAAATTCCCAGACGAAGACGGAAGCTTTGATGAAAAGCCAGAAGTCGAGTTAGATGTAACTGCTGAAGGCGATGTTGTTGAGGCGGATATTGTTGTTGAAGACGATACTCCTGAACAAGATCGAAAGGCGCAGCCCCTAAACCGTGATGTAGAAGATCCCTCGGATGAAGAGATTGAGGGCTATACAAAAGGTGTTCAATCGCGCATTAAAGAGCTAACGCATGCCCGTCATGACGAGCGTAGAGCCAAAGAAAAGGCCGAACGTGAGAAAGAAGAAGCAATTCGTCTAGCTCAACATGCTATGGAAGAGAACAAGAAACTGAAGCAGTACGTTCAGACTGGTGAGACTTCCTACCAAGAGATGATGCGCGAAAAAGCCGAGGCTGAGCTTAATAATGCACGTGATAAGTTTAAGAAAGCGTCTGAAGACTACGACTCCGAGGCATTGCTTGCCGCCCAAGAAGCGTTGACTGAAGCGAAGATGAAAATTGAAGCTGCAAAAAATTTCCGTCCAAGTACTTTACAAACTCAAGAAAATGATGTACAAATACAACATACGGCTCCAGATGTACCCAAGCCCGACGAAAAAACTCTGCGCTGGCAGGCAAAAAACCAGTGGTTCGGATCGCCGGGGTACGAAGAGGTGACAGCCTTTGCATTAGGCTTGCATCAGAAATTGGTGGCCACGGGTTACGATCCGCGTAGTGAAGAATATTTCGAGAAAATTAATTCTCGCTTAAAGTCTGTGTTCCCTGATTTACTTCAGGATGACGAGCCAGCTAGCCGTAGAACCGGTGAACCTAGTAAAAAGCCGGCAACAGTCGTGGCTTCTGCTACCCGTTCAACGGGGGCAAAAAAAACTATCCGACTTACATCCACCCAAGCAGCACTGGCTGATAAGTTAGGTATTTCACGTGAATTGTATGCTAAGGAATTTTTAAAACAGGAGGCCCGTAATGGCTAATACTCGTAAAACGCGCGATGGCGAGAATCGCGAAACAGCTTCAACCCGTCCAATCTACCGCCCAGCGGCTACTCTGCCTGATCCTACTCCAGAATCTGGTTATAGCTTCAGATGGGTTGCTAAAGAGGTATTAGGACAAGCGGTACCAACTAACGTATCCCAAAAGTTTCGTGATGGTTGGGTACCGGTTAAAGCTGAGGATCACCCCGAACTTATGATTGTGGGTGATGCAAATGGAAACGTTGAAATCGGTGGTTTGATCTTGTGTAAGATCTTAACAGAGCACCTCGCAGCACAAAAAGAGTACTACGAGTCGCAAGCACAAAATCAGATGGATTCGGTTGATAACCATTTCATGCGTAATAACGATGCACGTATGCCTTTGTATAGTGAGCGTAAAAGCACAGTAAGTAAAGGTGGTGGCTTCGGGAGTGGTTCACGTTAATTAACTTTTTAGGAGGCTTTAAATGGCTACAGTATCCAGTCCTTATGGACTAAAGCCGATCAGCCTGATCGGTGGGCAATCCTTTACTGGCGGCACAATTCGCGAGTATCAGTTGACCTATAACAACACAGCACCAATTTTTACTGGTGACTTAGTGCAACTTGGCACAACCAGCAATTTACCTGGTATGCCTATTGTTGTTTCTTCAACCCCAACAACCAGTTCTACTGGTATTGCTGGCGTTTGCGTAGGCGTACGTTATCAATTAGCAGGTCAACAACTAGGCTACCCTTTGTATGCTCAGTATTTGCCAGCTAACGCGATCACTGCAGGATATACAAACGTATTTATCCGTGTAATCGAAGACCCAGATCAGTTGTATCAAGTACAAGCTGCTGGTTCTGTAACTTATACCTCTATTGGTAAAACTGCTGCTTTAGGCAACTTTACTGGTGGTACAAGCTCTGCAACTGGTAACACAACATCTGGTGATTCAGTAATCAACGTAACTGGCTCTTTGAGTTCAGGCGTGTTGACTGTTGCTAACACCTCCGCTCTTGCTGTTAAGATTGTTGACTTGGTTAACTCCAGCTCTACATTCGGCGGCAATTTCCCTTCTAACCCCGGTGATGCATACACTGATTTGATCGTCAAGTTAAACTTTGGCGTACATCAGTACTATCAATCCGCTGGTACAGCTAACTAATAAAGGAGCTATAACATGGCTATTTCACGTTCACAGCTCTTAAAAGAGTTACTCCCAGGACTAAACGCGTTGTTCGGTTTAGAGTACAAGCGCTATGGCGAAGAGCATAAAGAAATTTATGACATCGAAGCCTCTGAGCGTTCATTTGAAGAAGAGACAAAACTGTCTGGTTTCTCGGCTGCTCCAGTCAAGAACGAAGGCGGTGCAATTTCTTACGATAATGCACAAGAAGCTTTTACAGCTCGCTACTCACACGAAACTATCGCTTTGGGTTTCTCAATCACTGAAGAAGCGATTGAAGATAACTTGTATGACTCATTGTCTGCTCGTTACACCAAAGCATTGGCTCGCGCTATGTCTTACACCAAGCAAGTTAAAGGTGCTTCTGTATTGAATAACGGTTTCTCATCTAGCTACCTCGGTGGCGATGGCGTTGCATTGTTCTCTACAGCTCATCCATTGGTAAACGGTGGTACAAACAGCAATACTGTTGCTACCCCTGTTGATTTGAACGAGACTTCTTTGGAAGCCGCAACAATTCAAATCGCTGCCTGGACTGATGAGCGCGGTCTCTTGATCGCTGCTAAGCCACGCAAACTGGTGATCCCACCTGCTTTGATGTTCGTTGCTACTCGTCTGTTGGAAACTAACCTCCGTGTTGGTACAAACAACAACGATATCAATGCATTGAAAAACAATGGCACAATCCCAGAAGGCTACGCTGTTAACCACTTCTTGACCGATACAAACGCATGGTTTATTTTGACCGACGTTCCAAACGGCCTGAAAATGTTTGAGCGTACACCACTCCAGAATTCTATGGATGGTGACTTCGATACTGGTAACGTTCGTTACAAGTCTCGTGAGCGTTACAGCTTCGGTTGGTCCGATCCCCTCGGAGCATGGGGCTCAAGCGGTTCATTCTAATCTGAATGTACCCAATAAAAACCCCCGCTCACAAGGCGGGGGTTTTTTCATTGTAATGAAGCTTCCTGTGGCAGTTCGAACACAGCACAATACATTTTTTAATTTCTTTGTAGGCTTTGGTAAACATCTTGGAACTAATTAGAGCACTTACTTCATACTCTTTTTCGCTTGGGTCTATATGGTGAAAATCCATACAGGCTATGTGGTTCTCCTTACACCGTGCGCAATGCAGACTCCCCTTGAATAGGTCCCACTTCTCCTTACCCCGCTTGGAATACTTAGTAGTAGCCTCTATTATCTTTTCTTTATTCTTCTCATAGTGCTTGCGGCTCTGCAGCTTATGGTATGCCTTCTTAACTTCTGGATCTTTATAGGGCATTTTTGTCGTCTAGGGAGTAAGTTTTAATTGGTTCGTGGCTATTTACGTCTACATTACACGCCCATTTAACTGCTTCTTCTGCGGGTAAACCCATACGCATACATACTTCGGCGGCCATAGCCCCACTACCAATAGCCATAAAAGTCCTAACTCTTTCCCATTCAAGGTCATCCCCGCATGAAAAAAGGCCTTCTTTAGTCAGTTTTAAAAAAGAGCTGTCGGATTTTAGCTTTGGTTTTGTTTTGTTTTTCTTGTTTAGGTAGTCCAGCACTTTCTCAGCATCGCAGTAATTACCTGCAACCCCCAGCCAGCCGCCGTCTATAGCAAATATCTTGTCTTCAAAATATTTAATACCAGCATCGCTATCTGTAAACTGGCTGTCCGCAACCAGTATTTTATTATTCCAGTCACCCACAATAGTAGTCATTTTGTTGCCAATAAGTAGAGACCTACGTTAGAAAAAGCATATCCGCTATATACCACCGCCATAGCCAAGTTACCTTTTACGCCCTGTTCACAGGCGATGTATCCGTATATTAGCCCAGTCACTATGATAAGCCAGGAGCTCATTGGGTTCCTTTCGTTTTTTGAAGTATACCGATTTTACTAAAATAATTGCACAAATCGTAAAATAGTGTAGAATTACAACAACTGGGTAATACTTATACCGGACTGTCCCAGCAGACGATGCAACGATTGGTATAAGTGAACTTTTGCATAGGAAATATATTATGTCACGCGCAACTTTTGAAGGTCCAATTTTATCTGGCGACAACCGTTTTGGCCCACTACGTAACGTAGGTTCGGCTCGTTTATCACAAAATGCTGTTGTTGACTACTCTGTAACTACCGGTAATGGTACTTCTTTCTACCCTGGTGCAGCGCAGCAATTTGTTAATGGTAATCAGTTATCTTCTGATGCTAACGTAAATGCTACTGTTTACACACCATCATCTTCTGTTTACCCATCAGTAGTCGCTACTATACCTGCCGACTCTGGTACAAATATCTATCGTGGCGCTGTAGCATATCTTCCAGCTGGCTCGCAGATTGAATCAATCGTGGTTGATTATTTAACTGCTATTACTGTCGGTAATGCTAGCTTAAGCGCAGTTAACATCTACGTTTCAAACGGCTATACAGCAGCTGCAGGAACACCTGCTTACGCTACTATTGCTTTGGGTACAACAACTGTTGGTACTGTAGGTCGTCAAACAACTACATATTCTGCAGCTAACTTACTTAATATGACTTCTACATCGACTGATATTTTGCAAGGCCAACAGCCTGCAGCTTTATCACAAGTTGTATTTACCTTGTCTATCGTCGGTGTTACGCTTACTACTTTGACTGCTGGTAAGTTTAACTTTGACGTTAACTACGTACAATCTGACGGTTCATTAGGTACTAAGACTGTATATCCATTCGGTAACGCTGACTAATTAATCCCGGGGGGTTTCGGCCCCCTTTTTAAAATTTAGGAGATTAATTATGACAATTCAATATGATGTAAAAACCTCGCACCTTAGTGGTACAGGCCTTATGGTTTCGGGGCGTGTTCGCCTTAAAAACCTTATTTATTTAGGTACTGGTACTGCTGGTGGTGTTGACCTTTTTGATACAACAACCGCTCCTGTAACAGCTACTTATGCTCGTTCTGGATATACAGTTACAGTAACGTCTACAGCGCATGGTTTAGTAACAGGCCAAAATATTGGTATTACTTTTTCAGCAGCTTCTAGTGTTTCTGCAACTGCCGGTAATTATGTTGTAACTAAACTTACCAATGATACGTTTACCATTACAGACCTTAATACTGGTACTATTGCTGGTGGTACAGCGTGCATATTTTCAACTGGTAAATGGTTAGCTGGCTACAATACTAGTACTGGTGTTCAACCATTTCAAGCCATTATTCCGGGTGAAGGCGTTTTAGCCCAGACTGGTATTTATGCGGTTGTAACTAACATAGTGTTTCAAACAGTTACTTATGGCTAAGAAGACCCCCTCTCTCGCTATTGGTAGAGGCGAAAAACTCCCTGTTTCTAAGGGGGCTGGTCTTACTGCAAAGGGTCGCCAAAAATATAATGCAGCTACTGGCTCGAATTTAAAAGCACCACAACCTGAAGGTGGGGCTAGGAAGAAGTCATTCTGCGCTCGTATGTCTGGTATGCCCGGACCAATGAAAGACGAAAACGGCAAACCTACTCGTAAGGCAGCTAGTTTAAAACGGTGGGCTTGCAAATGAGCGCAATGGATCCAATTACAACAGCTAGAGAACTGGCTACTCACGCCAACGACATTCAACACCTACAGGGCGATATGGATAAAATGGTCGATGAGATGAAGCAAATTAAAGAAGCCGTTCAGGCTATCCAAAAGACGCTTGCAGAAGCGCACGGTGGTTGGAGGTTGTTACTTGGTGTAGGAGGCGCTGCAGCTTTAATTGGCGCTATTATGGCAAACTTGTTTCAAGGATTTTGGAGTAAATAATGGCTAAAAATGGATATGACCAAACCTACGAAGATGACCGTAGGGAGAATAAAGAAACAGCGGATTTGCTCCCCCGTGCTGGTCGCGCTATAGTAAAGATGGCAAAAACTAAAGCACCCGAAGGGTCTACACCTACACCAGAAAGCCCAGCTCCTGGTATGAAAAAAGGCGGAAAAGTTATGGAAAAAGAATCTAAGTCAGAAGAGCGCGTGGAAGAGTCGAAAGACAAAAAGCAAGATGTCGCCATGATTAAGAAAGCGTTTAAAGAGCATGATGCTCAAGAACATAAAGGCGGTAAGGGAACTAAAATCTCCCTTAAAGCTGGCGGTAAAGTAAGAGGTTGTGGTATCGCTCAACGTGGTTTAACTAAAGGAAAAGTATTATGAAAGAGACAATGGGACCAAAAACTATGGCTAAAGATGTGGAGAAGTTTCCTCAGTTTGAAAGCCACGATGCTGCTACAACTAAACACGGCGCAGGGCATTTGCCACACCACAAGTTCTTCCAAGAGCACAAAGCTGGCCATGACGTTCATACTGAAGCTGTTCAGAAGTTCTGTGGCGGCGGTATGGGCAAGAAAAGCAAGTAATGAGAGCGTCTCGCGGTATGGGTGATATAAACCCTGCTAAAGAACCAAAGGCCAAGAAGTCTGCAGTCCTGATGAAGGAAGGCGGAAAAACAAATTGGATCGCGGGAGCTATCAAGAAACCTGGTGCTTTACATAAAGCTTTGGGTGTACCAGAAGGTGAAAAGATTCCGTCTAGCAAACTGGCTGCAGCTGCAAAAAAACCCGGCAAGATGGGTAAGCGCAGTAGGCTTGCGGAAACCTTAAAAGGGTTTAAAAAATAATGACGACATCAGCCTTAACAACAGGCACAACACTCTTTAACCTAGACTTAAATGATCTCGTAGAAGAGGCGTTTGAGCGTTGTGGCAGTGAGCTACGTACTGGATACGACTTCCGTACTGCTCGCCGTTCTTTAAACTTGTTGACGGTTGAGTGGGCTAACCGCGGTATTAACATGTGGACTATTGAGCAGGGAACAATTAACCTGAATCAAGGCCAGAATACCTACGCATTACCTACTGACACCATTGACTTACTGGAGCACCAGATTCGCACACAAGCTAACAGTGCGGCTAACCAAACGGATATAACCATATCTAGAATTAGCGTATCTACATACGCCACTATCCCAAACAAACTAGCGCAAGGGCGGCCGATTCAAGTTTGGATTCAACGTATGTCTGGCCAGTCTAACGACTCCGCATACCAGCTTGCTGGGGCTATTTCTTCTACTGATACAACGCTTACTTTAACAAGCACAACTAATCTGGCAGCAGCCGGTTTTATTCAAATTGACAATGAGATCATCGCCTACGGCTATGTATCTGGAAACACGCTAGGTTTCTGTGCTCGTGGTCAAGCGAATACAACTGCGGTATCCCATAGTTCCGGGGCAGAAGTTTATGTTCAGAACCTACCCGCAGTTACCGTCTGGCCTACACCAGACGGTTCACAACCATACCAATTCGTGTACTGGCGTTTACGTCGTATTCAAGATGCTGGAAATGGTGTAAATATTCAAGACATTCCGTTCCGGTTTGTTAACTGCCTAGTGGCTGGATTGGCTTACTATTTATCTATCAAACTTCCTGGTGTTGACCCTCAACGGGTCGCTGGTTTAAAAGCTGATTACGAACAACAGTTCCAGCTAGCCTCCGAAGAAGATAGAGAAAAAGCCCCTATTCGGTTTGTTCCCCGCAGGATGTTTATTGGGGGTTACTAATGCCTAATAAGTTTGCTTCCGGTAAGTTTGCAATTGCAGAGTGTGATCGGTGCGCATTTAGATATAAGTTGGTTGAGCTTCGTACTGAGATTATTAAGACAAAACCCTACCAGCTAAAAGTATGTAATACCTGTTGGGACCCTGATCAACCTCAGTTACAATTAGGGATGGTGCCTGTAAATGACCCACAAGCTGTACGGGAACCGAGACGGGATTTAAGTTATGTACAGTCTGGTTTGACGGCTTATGGATATCAAGCTGGCGGAAGTCGAGATACGCAGTGGGGTTGGGCTCCTGTAGGTCAGGGGTATGACTACAATGAAACGCCGAATTATTTGGTTGGGCAAGGGCAAGTAGGAACAGTAACAATTAACTAGGAGCAGGACATGGGATATAAAAGCGCAGCCGACGGAATTACACATAAGGGCAAAACTAAAGGTAAAAACCTTGGCGATGCTGGCTCACACGTTGGCGTTGAGATGGGCAAAAAAGTCGGTAAAGGTATTGCTGGCGGTAAAACTAACGACGACATGAAAGCAATTGGTCGTAACGAAGCTAAAATTAAAGCTAACGGGAAATAATCATGGCAAATAATAAACCAGCTAATAAATACGCACAGCCTCATGGCGTTCTTGAAAAGCTTCCTGCCATGTCAGAAGAAAAAGGCGCTAAGTACATGGACGAGATGAATATCTCTTTGGGTAATATCAGCAAAGATAACTACAAGCCTACTAAGACTTCTGGTATTGAAATGCGCGGCGGTAAAGCTCAGACTAAAGGCAAAATGTCACGTGGGCCAATGGCTTAAGGGTAAACCCTAATGAACTATGTTCAGCTTTATCAGGCAATACAAGACTACGCAGAGAATACTGAGTCGCTATTTGTAAATAACATTCCTCGCTTTGTGCAGGAGGCCGAAGACCGTGTGTATAATTCGGTTCAAATTCCGTCTTTGCGTAAGAATGTTACTGGTACGCTGACTTCTGGTAATCAATATTTATCGGCTCCAAACGACTATTTATCTACGTACTCCTTAGCTGTTATTGACTCAAGTGGTAACTACAAGTATTTACTTAATAAAGACGTTAACTTTTTGCGAGAAGCATACCCAGGCGTTGCTTCTAATGGTACTACCTATCAGGGTACACCAGGCGGGGTTCCTAAGTATTATGCGTTATTTGGGTCACAATATAGTAGTGCTAATGAACTAAGTTTTATCATGGCACCAACGCCAGATAGCAACTACACAGCTGAACTGCACTATTACTACTACCCAGTCTCTATTGTTCAGGGTGCGTTGCCTATTAATTCACCAAATAATGCTGTACCAGCCGGTTCTATTACTACTACTGGTTCTGGCTACACAAACGGTTTTTATGCAAATATTCCATTGACTGCTAACACAGGTTCAGGTTCTGGGGCTACGGCTAACATTACAGTGTCTGGCAACGTAGTCACTTCTGTGGCTATCACTAATGGCGGTAATTTTTATTCCGTTGGCGATACCTTGACTTGTTCTGGTAGCTACCTTGGCAATACTAACGCCACTCCTTTTGTCTATACTATATCCTTGGTCAATAACTCAACTGGTGAAAGCTGGCTTGGAGATAACTACGACCCCGTATTGTTCTACGGCTCGTTAAGAGAAGCAGCAATCTTTATGAAAGCTGAAGCGGATATGGTTGGTTATTACGAAACTAAATACCAAGAAGCCGTTGCGCAAGTTAAACGCCTTGGCGATGGTTTAGAAAGGAACGACAGTTTTAGGAAAGGGCAGACCAGTCTGCCTTATAATCAGCTATGATAAAAACTTGCTGTACTTGTAAAATAGCTAAAGAAATATCAGAATTTCATTCTGGGGCTAGACGCTGTAAACCTTGCGCTATTATTGCAGCTAAAGAAAGCTACACTAAAAATAAAATTAAAATAAGTTTAGAAGCTAAAAATCCAACAAAAAAAGAATACACTAACGCCCTACGTAGGGCAAGATACGCAAAAAATTCTACCAATATACTTGCACGTAATAAAGCTTGGAAAAATAATAACCCAGAAAAAACGTCTTTATCGGTTAGTAATTGGCAAAAGAAAAACCCGAAAAAATGTTCTGCAAATACAAAAAAATGGGCGCAAGCAAATAAAGGTATTGTAAATGCAAGAACTCGAATGTACCAATTAGCTAAGTTAAACCGTACTCCAGCATGGCTTACAGATATTGACCGTGAACGTATTCAAAATGAGTATAAACTAGCTGAAATTCTTAGAAAAGTAACAAATCAGCAATGGCATGTTGACCATATAATCCCGCTTCAAGGTAAAATAGTGTCTGGGCTACATGTACCATCTAATTTACAAGTAGTTGTAGCCAAAGAAAACATAGCTAAAAGCAATAAATTTGAGGTTACTTTATGATTCAGCAGGGGCAGTGCAACATATTTAAAACTAATCTTTTAAGTGGGTTAGAGAATTTTGCGGCAGGGACTACTCAAAGTTATAAGCTTGCCCTTTATACAGGCAATGCCAACCTTAATAACACTACCACTGCATACAGCACAACCAACGAAATTACTGGCTCTGGGTATACAGCGACTGGAAAGCCACTAACAATTACCCAAGTTCCAGTAGGGGATACTACTAATAACACCTCTTATGTGTCTTTTTCTAACGTAACTTGGACTTCAGCTTCCTTTACTGCTAGATGTGCTTTGATATATAATTCAACTACTGGAGCAGCTGTAGCGGTGTTGGATTTTGGTTCAGATAAGACAAATACAGCAGCAGGTACTTTTACTGTGACTTTTCCAACAGCAACATCAACAACTTCTATTTTAAGAATTTCCTAGGAATAATCATGCAAATCGAAAAACAAGGTTCAGGCGACAGCGCTTTAGCTACGCTACAAGCAAACGTAACTGTACCCGAAGGTATGGGTATTGAAGGCAGCTATAACGTAGTATGCCGTGATTCACAAGGCAGTCTGAAATGGGAAGAAGAATTTCCTAACCTAGTCGTAGCTATCGGTAAGCAGTTGATGCTTGATACCTTTTTGCGTACTTCTGGCACATTTACAACAGTCGGCCCATTCTTGGGATTAATCAGCAATAACACTACGTTTGCCGCCGCTGACACAATGGGTTCACATACATGGACTGAGTTTACTAACTGCACAGTAGGTGGTTCTGCTGTTCGGGGCACTGCAGTATTCGCTGCTTCTACCTCTACAGGAACTACGCCATCTAATGTAACTTCATCTACAGCTACTGGTATTACTTATACTATTACTGGCGCTGGTGGTACTGTTTATGGTTGTTTCTTGGTTACAGGTACAGGCGCAGTAAGCACACAAAGCTCAACTGCTGGTACTTTGTATTCTGAAGGAAACTTTGCTGTAGCTAAAGCTGTTACTGCTGGTGATACTGTTACTGTTACATATAGCACTACCGCAACAAGTTAAGGAGTCTTAAATGGCTCTTCAGCTGGCTGACCGCGTACAACAACTTGGCTCTGCGAACACGACTGTTAGTTTTAACCTAACGTCTACCCCCGCAGGGTTTCAAGCATTTTCTCCAGCTATAACAACGGGGAATACTCTTTATTACACAGCCTATGATGGCACTAACTGGGAAGTTGGTGTTGGTACACTTACGTCATCTAGCTTATTAACTCGTACTACAATTCTATCTTCTAGTAATGCTGGTGCTGCAGTAAGCACGTTTGGTGGAACTATAACTGTATGGTTAGACTATCCTTCTGAAAAATCTGTCGTTGTTAATGACCTTGGTGATGTTCTTATAAACCAATCCTACGACCAAGGCACAGGAGTCCTACAAGTAACAGGAGCGTCTAGCTTTAATGGTGCTGTAGTTGATAAGAGTCTGAACTTACAGGGTGGGAATAATTTAATATTGCAGAGTCAGACTTTTGCTACTGCTAATTGGTACAAAGGAAACAATACAGTTATTGATAACAACGCTACTGCGCCTGATGGGACTACTACCGCTGCTTTATCTACTGTAGCAGCCGTTACTGGTATAGTTGAGGTAAGTACACAACTTGCAAGCGCTACAATTCCCAATAGCACAACGACTACTTTTTCTTGCTATTTTAAAGCAGGTACAAAAAGTACAGTTACTCTTTCATTTGCTTTAAATGCAGCCAATCAATATGTAGTAGCTGTTTATGATTTAACAGCAGTAACAGTATCTCAAACAGCTCAATTAGGGGCATTTACTTTTTTAAATTCCGCTATCACTTCTGTAGGAAATAATTGGTATCGCTGTTCTATTACGTTTAGCTGCACTACTTTTTCTTCTGCAGTTAATCTTCCGTTTATTGGCATAGCACCTGCAGCTAGTGGGAATACATTTAATTCAAGTGGACGAATTAGTGGAACTTACGCTGGCACTGAAACAATCTATGTTTGGGGCGCACAATTAGAACTAGGCTCTGTAGCCTCTGCCTATACCCCTACCACTACAGTAGCAGTTACTACTACTAATAATATTAATGTGCCTAGTGGTCAGGTGTTGGCTGGTGTTGGTAGTGCTTCAGCACCTTCATATTCATTTTCAGGAATTTCAAACTCAGGAATAAGAGCGTTTGGAAACAATTTAACTTTTACTGCGCTAGGTACTGATGCGGGTACTATTGCTGTCAATGGAGCTTTTAATGTAATAAGCACAGGTTCTTATAATATAGGCTCAGATATATCTTTAACTCGTGATGCCGCCAACACTCTAGCGCAACGCAACTCTACCAATGCACAAGCCTTTAGACTATATGGAACTTATACTGACGCATCAAATTATGAGAGATTACAGTTTGATTATGGACAAACAATAGGTGGATTATATTCAATATCGTCATTAGCGGCTGGAACAGGTACAGTTAGACCAATAAGAATAACAGCAGGTTCTTATTTACAAATTGCTATTAGTTCAACTGTGTATACTTATGGGACTTCTTCTTTTTCTGCAGGAGACAATGCAATAGATTTGGGCGTAGCTTCTACTGGTCGATTTAAAAACGCCTACTTCTCTGGAGTAGTAACAACAAACTCTGACGCATCTATTAACACAGTAACAGTAGGACTAGGTGGTGGTGCTGTAAGTACGAATACGGCTGTGGGTAAAAATGCACTTTTAATAAACAGTTCTGGAAGTTCTTTAGTTGCTGTCGGTGGAAATGCTTTACAAAACAACAGCAGTGGTTTAGCCAGTACAGCCGTTGGATTAAGTTCTATGCTTTTTAATTCAACTGGCAATGGTTCAACTGCGGTAGGAGGAGTTTCTTTACAATACAATACTACAGGAAACAACCATGTTGCCATCGGATATGCTGCTTTACAATACAATACTGCTGCCTCAAATTTAGTTGCTGTTGGTTATGCTTCTCTTTTAAACAACACCACCAATGTAGCCACACTCGGCACAATCACAGGCGGTACAGGCTACACCAATGGTACATACGCTGGTGTAGTAATGACACTATCAAGTGGCTCTACTGCAATCACTTACCCTACTGCAACAATCGTAGTCGCTGGTGGAGTAGTTACCACAGTCACACTAACATCTAATGGTGTAGGCTTTAAAGATACTACGACAGTATTAACTGCACCAGCCGCTTCTATTGGTGGTACTGGTAGTGGATTTACTGTGCCAGTAGCTACTCTACAATCAGGTACAGGCAATGTGGCGGTGGGTTATCAGGCTGGGTATACGAACAGTACGGGTATACAAGGAACTTTTAATGGTTATCAGGCTGGATATTCAAACACAACTGCTATTGGAAGCACATTTTCTGGTTTTCAATGTGGATATTCAAATTTAACAGGAAACTACAATAGTGGCTACGGAGTAACAGCTTTATATTCAATAACTTCTGGAGTTGCTTGTTCTGCTTATGGGGTAAATAGCTTAGTAGCAAATTCATCAGGCAGTAGAAATGTTGCTTATGGAGCTTACTCTGGTTGGGGTGCTGCTGGTGTAAATGGCAACACCACAGGCTCTAACAATACCTACATCGGCTATCAAACAGTAGGCTCTGCCAACAACAACACCAACGAGATGGTGATTGGCTACCAAGCAGTAGGACTAGGCTCTAACACTACAGTATTAGGAAACACAAGCACTACACTAACTCAGACCTATGGCGTTACTAAATCCACTAATTACACAGTAGCTACTCTACCTTCTGCATCAACAAGCGGAGTAGGTGCTAGGTCGTTTGTAACGGATGCAACTGCTACAACCTTTGCTTCAATCGTTGCTGGTGGTGGCTCAAACCCTGTACCAGTCTACTCGGACGCAACCAACTGGCGAATCGGCTAATTTAAAGGATAATTATGACAATCGAATTCACAACAACAATCACCTCAATGGAGGCTTATCCTCTTTACGAAGCAGTACCCTTGTATGTTTTTAGAGTTTACTGGAATTATGAAGGTAAAGACGATACAGGCGTAGGTACTGCTATGCAAGGCTCTACCGACATTCCAGCAAGTGACCCACAATCAGCTATTCCTTACGCTGACTTAACGCAAGAACAAGTCATGGGATGGGTTCAGACCTACACACCAGCATGGATGTGGGCAGAATACACAGACAAGATTAGTGCGTGGATTGTGGCTCAGTACACACCAGCAGTTGTTAATCCTCCATTGCCTTGGGCTGCTCCTCCAGTAGTTGAGCCTATTATTGAGTCTGTAGTTGAGC